ATCTGGTCTTATTGATTTTATATCGCACCAATTTTTCAATTCAATTAAAACGAAATCCTTTAATTTATTTTTTAATTTAAGCGTCTCAATTGCCTGCTTTTTTGTCTCTGGAAATTGCATAATAAATCCTTTCTATAAATTTAAAAATTAGTTGGGAACATATAACATCTGCAATTAACATTATTACTTGCAATCATTCCACTTGCCGGAAATGGCATATATTCAGCACCAACATAAAACATTCCATCTTTAGCCCGGATTTGACCGTCAGCTTTTCGGTGAGCGTCCCTTACGTTTTTATCACGTCTTGAAAGCCATGACATATTTAAACCTACTTTTTTCCATGCAGTTTCCTGGCTTGCCCCATTTGAGAAAGTAGTTGTGGTTTCGGAAATCATTTTAGCCCGTGATTTATTGAAAGTATTGGTAAATTTACCATCGACTTTTTTAATTATTTTATCCATAAGTTCCTTACTTGAAGCTAATGGATTACTTTCTATAACATCAACTATCATTTTTCTTAAATCTTTATCAATAGTAGTCAAACCAACCTTGATTTTAGCGGTGGATTTACGGGTAATTTTCTTTATATCACTTGAGAAATCACCTTCAACATACGGCTCTCCAATATCACCCATTGAACTTTTTAATACTTTTTTAATAATCTTAGCAACTTTCGGACTACATTTTTCATCTATTACCTTACCCCAAACCTTCATATCAAATAATTCTAAATCAGCAGCGACACCCACCTTATTTATTTTAGATTTAGATTCACCAAAAGCCGTCTCAATATTATGGTTAATTACCTTATTCAAACCTTTGAATACATCCACAATAGACAATCTCAAATCATTTTCTTCCTTAGAATTCAAGGCATCATATTTTAACCAAAATGCTAATTTCACGGATTCTGGAATGTCTTTAAATGGCGTATCTAAATAGCCCGAAACGTCAATTATGTTACTTTTAAAGAACTTCATATCTTCTTCAACTATAACTTCCGTTGTTGGTGTATCTTCCACTGCTTGTATTTCGGCTTCTATTAAATCCGCTTTGGCTAAAAGTGCGGGCATTGTAGTTAAGTCATCCGGTACTAAATAAATATCACCATCTTCAATTGTTTCCATACCGATTACCTGCCTGATTTCATTTCTTGATTTAACTCCGTACCGTAAATAAAATTCATTTCTTTTGAGTTCCATTTCAGGGTCTCTAATTACATACGGTTCATGTGAGAATAATATCTTTTCATCCCATTGCCTAAAATGATTAGTTAGGGTTTGCTCGTAATCAACTATTAAAGGCTCGATAGTTTCCAAGCGAAAAACATCTTCAGTAACTCTTGCAGTATCACGGTTTTGATATTTATTCTCTATTTTGGATTTAGGCACACCCCAAATAGCGCAAATGTGCATTAAAATCCATTCATCAACAGCGTTAGCTAATGATGAAGAACCTGCAACACTTGAACCAGTAGGTAATTCGTGCTTTTAAATTCAGCCATTCGGCTTCGGGTATTTTTCTTTTAGTTTTTATAATAAAAGGAGCAACAGCATCCCGTTCAAAATATCTTTGTACATATTCAATCAGGGATTTATCGGCACTTACAGCAGCAGTCGAAGCATTAAGCAACAAAGGTGTCCCATATAAAAGATTATTTTTCCATAAGCTATTCGGGTCAGGTCTCATAGATTTAAAGTGGCAAATAAATTTTTTATCAATAAAAGTATCTAAACCATTTACATTTAATTTATAACCTTTTATCAAATCTTCCCTACTGCCGTAAACAATCTTAACTTTTGTCGCAGGTAAAACATAAGCAGTTTGAGGATATTTTCCATTTTCAACAGGAGTATGAAGATAGCTATTCCCATAATAATCTTTCCACATTTGCAACATAATATTAGTTTGAATCCAATTTAAATAATCATTAGGGCTTTCCATTAAAAGTTTTAACCAATGATTATCAGGAATGATTTGTTTTTCTCTTTTATTGTTTATTAGATTCAATTCGTTAGGTACTTGGGCTACTCCATTTGCTCTGATATTTATAACAGCAAAACATAGATTAGCAAAAGTAGTCTCAAAAGGTACTATTGGAGGTATGCCCCCATAACTTGTACCTAAAGCTCTTTCGGTTTTTACTACAGTTTTACCAAAAAACGCCTGATATATCTGTTGAAATCCTTGTTTGAAATTCATTATATACTCCTTAAAAAGTTCTTATATTAAATGTTTCTTGTTTTAATTCATTAGAGACCAAAACCGCATAAGCAAAAGCATCCACTTGGTCTTTATTCTTTCCGTTAGGAAACCAAATTAACTCTTCTTCAAAGTCATGTAACCAAGACGAATTTAACTGGAAATAAATTTTACCAGCTTCAAGAACGGCGGCAGCAGGTAAAGCCCTAACATATTTATTTTGACCTTTTGTTTCTAATTTTTCTGCCGGAAGTCCTGTAGCAACTGCATTTTGAATTAGTGCGGTTTGATATTGAACTGCTTCTATATACAGCATATTTAAATTGTATCTTGTATAAATTTGGTGTAATTGTTTAAGCTGAGCAGGTGCGCCAATTTTAGTTCTGATTACATCTAAAATCAATAGTTCGCCACCAAGAGTTGTAGCAGCTATAAGGAAGACAGTATAATCAGCAGTTTCTTTTTCAGAAATTGCTAAATCTACCGTAGCAAATCTAAATTCTAAATCAGATTCCATAACAACTTTATCAATTTGTCCCGCTTCTTTATACAAAATATACTTATCTTCTTTAAATTCAAAATATCTAAATTCTTTACTTTTAAATAATGTATCTTCATCTGGTAAGGGATTTTGTTGATACATCGGCGAAAAGATTTTTGAACCTTGCAATTCTTTAGTAGCTAAAAGTTTTTTTTTAGAATATCTATCTTCGCAAAGTGCCTCACCAACTTCACGTCCTAAAATATCATTTTCTTCCGCTAAAGCAGGAAAAGTTAAAATCTCCCATTTCTCACCTTCGGCTTTTTTTAACCTACCGACAATATCGTCAATATGCCAACGCTGCATTATAATTACAATAGCTGCATTAGGCTCTAAACGGGAGTATGCGACTGATAAAAACCAATTCCATACCTTATCCCTCATTAATTGAGAATGCGCTTCTTCGTAGTTCTTTATAGGGTCGTCAATTATAAGTAAATCAGCACCTTTGCCGATTATAGCTCCGCCCGCACCAACGGAATACATCCTGCCAGTATGCTTGTCTATTTTAAAATTACTTTGTGCTTGGACTTGTGGGTCAATTGTTACGCCGAAACAATCATTTCCATATTCTTTTAAAACTTCACGAACTTGCTGACCCCATTCCTGAGCAAATTTACTTTCATAACAAGCTAACATTACTTTAGAATCCGGTCTCATTCCGAGCCACCAAGCAGAAAAGTAAAAAGAAATAGCAGTTGACTTAAAATGTCTTGGCGGTGCTTCAATAATTAGTCTATCAATCTTTCCGTTATAAATATCGCAAAGTTTACGGTTAATTAATTTTACGTGTGGATACAACTTATACCTATTGCCCGTTACTTCCTTCGCTAAGAAGCACGGCATCAGTTTCGCTGTCTCCGGTGTTATGAATTCCAGCATCTTCTCCGTCCATTAAGTCAAACAATTCAAACGCTTTATCTTGCGCTTCTTCCGTTAAAGGCACATTCACATTTAAATTAAGATTTCTTTGATTTACATTTACATTATGTTGCTCAATATATCCCCTGTCCTTCATTTGAGTTTAAGCATAGAATATTGAAGTTGCAACATTATTATAATTTATTAAACTCATTAACTTACCTTCAACAAAATCATCTCTTTTATACTTGACTTCATGTAGCCAATATTCCCGGATTTCGGGATAACGCTTTTCATAGTTCGTTAATGTTTTTACAGTACAACCAAGATGTTTTGCGGCAGTTGATTTAAAACCCATAGCTTGTTTATAAGCATCCATAATCTGTTGAGGCGTAAACATTTCAGCCCGTCCCTCACGGTTAGGAAATTCACCTTTTTTTTCTTCTGTATTTTCCAAAGTTTCGGTCATTGTTATTTCTGCTATTTCTATACATTAAAAACCAACTACTTCACAAAACTTATTATAATCAATTTTATTTGATTGAATACCTAATTTACTTTGCAAAGATTCTTGTTCCTGCTCATTTTTACAAGTGATAATAAAATTTACAGGTTGGTCATCTTTTGGAACAACACTATCACCCAAGAAATCCAAATCAACACCCCATTCTTCCAAGTCTGTAATTTCATAATCTGTTGCCAAAATATCATAATTAAACTCACCTGCTATTACATTGTCGATTATACCCAAACTTTCTTTTTCCTTATCAGACAAATCACTTGCCGCCATTGTATATTCATCCGGCACTTCTTTAAATCCTAAATCCAATAAAGCACGGTATCTCATATTACCCGCTATTATTATATTGTCGTTTTTGTCATCGTATACAATAGGGCGATATTTCAATAACTTAATATTCTTTTCTATATTATTTTTCAACTTATCAAAAGATTTATCCTTAATCATTCTCGGATTATTCGGGTTAATTTTTATTTTTGATAATTCAAACATCATAAATCCTTATTAATCAGTAAATTCATGTCCACACTCAGGACATTTATGCTTCTTTTCTTCCGGTGCTTCTGGAGGTTCGCCACCTTCAAATTGAGACCAATCAAAATCGACTAACTTGATAAAATTTTCTAACTCCTCCTCAGTATAAGGTAGCGAATTCTTAAAATCTTTTTCACTGAAAGTTTCTGACATTTCCTTGATAATTTTTGATAGCTTAATATTATCAGTTGGGAACATTATATTATTTACATTAATAGACTCACGTTGAGCTTCGGCAACTGTTATATTCCCATGGTCGTATGCCATAACAAATTCTTTTTTCAAAGTATTAAAAACATCTAATCTATGATTGCCATCCACAACTTCATAATAGCCTGTTTTTAATTTACGAACCTGACAAGTAACTATCTGACCTTTTCGTTTAATGTTATTCAGCAAATATTTTGCCATATCCTCATCCTCTTCCTTATAATTCCAATCGGCTTTTATAAGTAATTGAGTAGGAAAGAACTTAAAATTTTTGAAAACCGCCTGTTCTTCTTTTGGCATAATACTCAACACCTCTTCGGGTATTGAAGTTATTTTCTTTTGTAATTCTTTAATGTTCATATTTACCCCTAAAATTAATCACCCAACCTGCTTTTGAAATATCACCTTCAATCTCAATTATAAGTTTGTAAGAATGCCCATGTAGATTTTGGCAAGCTCCATAAATCTTTCCTTTAGGTAATTGGTGCGCTGCTTCAAATTCAAAATGTTTTGCTATTATCATTTCTAACTCCTAATTTATTATTTTCTCTATCTAACTTTTCAGAAATAGCATCCCGAATAAATCCCGTTATAGAACGCCTTTTATCTTCATTTTGTATATGGCTTTTTATCTTGTCTTTCAGCCGATACAAATTTATTGCCATCTGATTTTTCTCATCCATAACTCTACTTTTTTAGTAAATAATTATCAAATCTAACACTATCTATATGAAAATCAAATTAAAAATAAATAAAAACTCTATAATATTTTTATATTCATTAAAGTTTTTGTATATTTGTAAAAATTGATTAAGGGGAATAATGAATCTTATATATCTTGCAAGCCCATTAACTCACAAAGAAAATTCGGTTATGGAATACCGATACGATACGGCTTGTTTAGCAGTTGTTAAAATACTTAAAAAGGGATTGAATGT